TGATTTTTAATGTAATCAGAATCTGCAACAATCTTGCTGCCAACGGCTTTTGCAACATAGTTTCTAATCGTTGCCTGAACTGATTCTGGCAAGTCTCCAATCTCAGTTCTTACAAGTGTTTCCAGAGTTTCTTCCGAAGGGTGAATTTTGTATTCTCTTCGGTGCCTGAAAATAAGTTTTGTTAGTTCTTGGAGAGCCTTGTTCTCAAAAAACGACACATCTAGCACTTCTTCCATCTGATCAGCAAATGGCCGGTCAAACATAATAAGTTTGCATAGTTTTTCTTGAAAAGACTTACCAAATTTCTCAAATCCATCTTTGTTAGAGATGGCGTCAGTCCTAATCATATTCATTGTCCCTCCTGTAGTTTATTTTCGATTGTTCATCACCATTCTTGAGTAGACTCGAATGGAAGACCAATCATACGCTCCAATCCCGTCCTTGATCAAAGAAGCGTCAAAATCTCGCTGCGAGAACGAGAATGGCTCATTATACACTTCTTTGATGCCGTCCGCAACCCCAATCGGGATGTCTGGGGCGTAAAGTTGCATCATCTTATAATTACTCTCTAAAAGTTGTTTTGACTCCAAAAGTTTTGTGTGGACTGCTTTTGGCTTCTCTTCTTTCTTGCAGTCTCGCAAAAGAGCATCAACCCCATAGAAATCAGACTCTGAAAGGACCGGAAAGGCCTTTACAAGCGTCTTGATTCCAATACCCCTAACACCGGGTAGGTTGTCTGACTTATCGCCTTCTACGGCCCTTGCAAGGGCCATGTTAGTCGGGTGGATTTTGTAGTCCTCCACAACAGTTTTAAATGTCTCAAACTTATCTGAGATTGGGCGATAAAGAATTGTGTCCTTTGAGCAAAGCTGCAAAAAGTCTTTATCATTAGATACAATAACCTTTACTGCGTCTTTTGTTTTTTCAGATCCACAAAGATAAGCAATAACATCGTCTGCCTCAATACCCTCATAAATGTATTGTTTTACTGGGATGGTCTCCAAGTATTCTACAAGGCGAAGTTGTTGCCATACTTTATTTTTCATTTTGTCGTCATCTGTTAGATGCTCATAGTTCCAGTTCATCTTTACTGGCTTTCGACCTTCTTTATAGCCTTTATTCTCGGCTCTTTTGCGCTTTGCGCCCCCTGGTCCGTCCCAGCAAATGTGAACTTCGTCAGGATCGATCTCACGAATGCACTTTTGCAGTGATTTCAAAAACCCATAAAAGCCTCCAATGGGCTCTCCGTTTGAGTTTAGTGAGGGATTAACAACATAAGATCTCAAAAACATATTGAGAGCATCAATAATCATAATTTTCTTATTCAACATACGCAAACCATCCTTCTGATAAAAAGAAATCTTCTAAAACCTCTGCCATTGCTTTTGGTAAGTATTTAATCTTGCCGCTCATTTCTTGTTCTTTTGAGTTGCTTGAAAAGCAAATTGTTTTTGTTGTTGCTGCTCGGGCATTGCTGCTATCCCAAATTCTTTCAAAGTGTTTTTGAATAGAACTTCTCCTTTTCCACACTTTGTCTGGTCCAAGTTCCTCATACGTACTTGGGCTTGACGTCCTGTTGTGCCCGTTGCCGCCTGAAAGGCCGTACCAACCTGTGATTACTTTGTATTTTCCATTGTCTTGTTTTTCTTTTAGAATACCATAACGCTCTCCTGGTGATGGGTTGTGATACTCCACTAATTTACCAATCATAATTTCATTTCTCCTATATGGTTAGAATCCACTGAGTAAATGACTTTTTTAACCCCAACGTGCTTCATTGCTGCTTGACACATGCAACAAGGCTTTGACATGCGCCATTCCCCCTGTGGATTGATTCGCACAACATACATTGTGCTGCCTGCGGCAGATTCTCCACCTGCTGCAAGAAGGCAACTAAGTTCAGCGTGAATAGTGGCGTGTCTTGGCACTTTCTTAAACTTAGCCGCAAATGAGTGAAACTGATTTTTGTTCACCCCTAAACTCAACACGGAGCCGCCCTTTACCAGAACGGCTCCGTGCCTAAACACCGGGAAGTCGGAGTTAGCCGCTTGTTTTGCAGCCAACTCCATCATCCCCTTTTCTTTACTCGTCGGGTTCCTCTTCGTCGTAATAATCTTCGGCATTCCCTGTCCTTTCGTCAAACTTCTTAACCACAACCTCATCCATCACACTTAATACTTCTTGACGGAATAGTGGGTCTTCTAGTTCTTGAAGCCAGGCATCAGTACGGAACTTTTTCTCTGTTCCATCTCGGAACGTAAGGGTATTCCATGCTCCTGTTTTTACTCTATCTGAAATCTTGACTGCATCAAACCAAGACAACTCGTCCAGAATGCCGGGCTTATCAGTACCAAACATAATCTTGAACTCACAAGAGCGACCTTCTGTGCCAAAGCGAGACTTTTCAAGTTTGCATTTTAGAGACTTTCCAAGCCTAAAACCGTTATCATCTGTGATAAAGTTCTTCTTAGCCTTTGAACCGGTAAGCCAAATACGCAGCGAATAAACATAAGCCAGCGCCTTGCCACCTGGCGTAAAGAAAGGCGTTGTCATCGCCTCTGCAATATTCGAAGTAATGTTGGTCTTCAACTGGTTCAAGATTAGAACGGTTGCTTGCTTGTCTGCCACCGGCAATGAAAGCTTTTCAGTGCCCTTAGCAAGCACTCGTGGCTTCATAGCCATTGTGGCCTGCGGATTGAAGTCTTTTTCAAGATCTGCTTTTGCAGGGGTCATTGCAAGTGAGTCCCAGATAAACAAAACACGGTCTTCTGTTTGGCCCAAGATTGTCTCTATTGTTCCGAGTACCATTTCTACAGTAGTTGCCTGAATGTAGAGCAAGTTTTCCAGATCGCAACCTGCCGCTGTCAGGAAAGCAGGATCGATCGAGGACTCAGAATCAAAGTAAACAACTTGGATCCCTTTCTTTTGAGCATTCGCTGCAATTTGAGCAGCCATGTAAGACTTGCCGGTTGATTGTAGGCCGGCAATCTCAGTCCATTTCCCAACAGGGATTCCAGCAACTCGACCCTTACAAATAATAGAGTCGAGCCACCGGGATCCTGTGGGAATCCAGTCTTTTACTTCTGTTGGATTTTCTTTGGTAAGATCGTGGGCGACAACTGCGCCCATTTTCTTATTAAGAAGATCTTTTAAATCTTTGATTCCCATTTGCGCCTCCCTATACGAGGTCCGCTAGGGCGTTAGCAACACGAGATCCGCCGCCTGCACGGACAGTCTCACTTGCAAGCTCCTCAGCATCTGCACCGTCAGACATAAGGAAGTTGTTAAGGATTTCCTCAACCTCATCCGGGGTCTTGCGGTTTTGCATTGCGTTAATGTCGGGAAGGTTTGCAAGCCAGCCCTCAACTTGATCTTGGTCCTTCGAAAGCTTCGAAGCCTTCGGACGGGGACGGACAGTCGTCTCGGGATAAAGCTTTCCAGAGCTCTTGTCGTAAGTCACCTTAAGGTCAAAGCCGCCATCGGGATCTGTAATGTCGCCAAAGTCGGGATCAAGAACGGTCTTGAGGAGTTCCTGATACACGGTTTTAGAATAAGACCAAACCATCGGGCCGTTCTCCTCCTGCCCACGGACAATAACAGAAGAGAAGAAGCGCTGTTTCGCTGACAGCTCTCGGGCCATTTGGCGACTGTCATCATCTCCTGCATCATAAAGCTTGCGGACGAAACGGTCGAGCGCATCGTCCTCACCAAAGTTGCGCTTGGGAGAAAGGAACGGGGGCGAGTTACCCACACGATAGTGGACAAAGAACTGCTTGAACGGATCGCCGTCCGGGGTTGGAAGAATGCGAACTTCATAAGTGTTCCCAAGTTCCATCTTAAAATAGTTTGCGCCGCCAGAACCCTTGTTGTTTAGTTGGTCTAGTTTTGCCTTCATTTTACTCATATCAATAGCCATATACGTACCTCCTGTGTTGGCTGAGCGCCCCGAAGAGCGCCGTGGTTAACCACTATACCACGGATGGGGGGCGGGTGTCAAGCGTTCCGTCGCCCAGCGTGGTTGAAAGTTTAGAATTCTAGTTTTCTAAAGTCTGTTCTTGGATCATTGTGCTGTATTGTACAACATATCCATAGTTGTGCTCCAAGTCGGAGCGATAAATAACAAACGAAGATGCGTTTGAGGGCTCTGTTGTGTTAATGCTGGTGTTAATATCTTTAATCTTCATTAATCTTGCTGGCTCTCGCAGGGTTTCGTCGTTAAGTATGTAAATATAACTTGTTTCTCTTGGAAAGTCAAGAGAATAAAACAACTTTCTTTCTCCGTCTTCAACGTTAAACACACCGATGGTTGCAATGCGTGCAGTTTCTACTGGGTTGTCGGTTGTGTTTAGAACCGGTCTTTGCTCTTTGCAATAGTTGATCATGTGGAATGTAGAAGCAAGAAGATCGTTTAGTTGATCGTAATAGTTTAAGATGTTGACGTCTGGGTTAATCTTTTCAAGTTCAATATTGTCGACAATGTAAAGTTGTTGAAGCAGTCCAGAGCGAGCAAACTCTTGAAGAACCATTAAAGCGGCCCTTTGTTGCAGTTTTGCTGTTCCGTTGATTGTATTTGGATCTGATTTAACAAAAATAACTGTTTTTAAGTTTTCTTTTATTTGCTCCATTAAAACAAGAGAAGTTGATGTTGATTTTGCTGCTCCATTAACAACAAGAATCAGATCATCGTCCTCAACAAAGGTTTTTAGTTTTTTTGACCACTTTCTTTTGTCTTTTAGCATTTTTTCTTCCAGGTCTTCTGCTTTTTTAGCACTTGGAAGCTTAATATCTCCGTTTTCCGATACAGTTAAAAGAGAATAGTCGTAGTATTTTAAAAACTTCTTTGCGATCTGACTTCCGCCTTCGCCAACACCAATAATCTTCTTAATCATCGTGAGATCTCCTTTAAGTTTCCAAGTGTTTTGCCTGCTTTGATGCTGGATTTAAAGTCGCCAAAGCGTGTTTTTGAGAAAGTGGCCACCAAATCGTCAATGAGGCCCAAGTCTTGCTTTGCCATGTCCAACACAATACAGTCGTGAATAACAAAAGCAACAAATGTTTTATGATTTTGGATTAAATCTTGGATTTTTTTCGTGTTCTCATAAACAACGTCTGCTGTTGTCGACTGAACCACGTAGTTGATCGCATGATCTTCGTCGCACGGGATTGCTCGACCAAAAGGCGTCTTCACAAAGTCGTGGTGAAACCAGTCTTTTTTGATTTTTTCCTTGTCGTATACTTCTTCAAGGGTCTTGTTTGCCGCAGTCTTGCCATACAGCCATTGGAATGCTTTTTTCTTTGCGCTCTCACGATCTTGGATGCGTGAAAATACGTGTTGCATGTTCCATTCGTGGATGTCTTCTTCGGGCTGCTCTCTTCCGGACAAGGAAAGCATTGTTCTTAGTTCTGCTGCATTAAAATCTAACTCAACAAAAAGATCGTTATGTGGTCGAATCGCAGTTTTAAACTCGGCAGGAATGTTGAGGATCGGGAAAGAGTTCGGCTTTGTGCTCAGTCGCCCCGTGATCGTGCCATAAGGATCGTAGTGCACCCACCCGTTTGTGCCTTTCAGGCTTCGTAGTTTGCCCTGTAAGGCCTTTGTCGTGGATAGCTGTGCCGCCACATCAAAATCAAAAATAACTTCGTTATAGTTTATTTGAGAGACAACCTGGTGCACTTTAACCATGTGGTCATAAGACTTTGGCTTTGTCCAGTTGGCCAAAACGTTGTCGGTGATTTTATTTTTGATCTCGCAAAGGTCGATAAGAAAAGAAAGTGGCATAAAATCATATACACACCATTCTTCAATGTTAAAATCAACCACATCAAAAGCAAGGTTAAAGGCCTTTAACTTTTTCTCAATCTCTTCATAGTTGGCCAGAAGGTCGGTGGGGCAGCAATCCTTTAAGGAAGAGCCGCCGGCCCAAATCTGGGCGATCTGAAGGTCTTCTTTGTCTGTTGTCTTGTGGAAGGCCCAAGTCTTGTCGCCTTGGGTCTCGTATTCATCAAAATGAAAAACGCCGTCTTCATAAACGGCGTGGCATTGGTTTTTTGTGTCTAAGGTCTGGAACACTAAGTCGTCCTTGTGAGTGTGGTGGTGCGCCTGTCTCGCCGCACTTGGGATACAATATACAGCATCGCAGCCCGGGTGTCAAGGGTTCTGGCCGCACCGATGGATTGAATGTAGACCTTATCGATTTTTTTATCTACTGCTATTTTGTTTTCGGCCGCAAGTGCATAAAGGTAAAGTTTAAGTTTTTGATTTACTGTTAATACGCCAGTATTGTTAATGTTTTGTTTTATTGTTCTTACTTGCTCTTTACAGTTTTCGTTTGGTATGTAAGTTTTGTTCTTTTCTGAGTGGTAGTCTGTAAACTTGTCTTTGAGATACTGGGCATACATTGTCTCGATAAGAGAGTCAAGAAACCCAAGTTCTAGTGTGAAATAATCTGAAAAGTTTGCCAAATAAAAGGCCCGGGGGCTTTCTTCTGCTGCCTTTCGATAGGGATTATACACCATCCGATAAGGATTTGCAAGGTCGACTTCAAACCCGTGGAGGTTTGCCATCTTTATGTAGGTGTTGGCCTCTCCTGGTCTTGCTATAAAGGCTCTGAAATAATCCGGGTTATCGTTGCCCTTTTTCTGATCCAACACTATTGACAAGCCGGTGTTCTCATAGTATAGTCTCTTACGCAGGGTTGAAGTATACAGGGTTAAAGGTAAGGTATTGGAGTATTTTATAATATAAATTAAAAACTCATTATAGAACTCTTCTATATTATGTATTTTTATTTGTCTTCTATTAATAAAAGAAGTAAATAATTTATAATGTGAGTTTATTACTTTAATATAGTTATCTAAGAAATTTTGATTAAAGTAGTTTGGTTTTTTTGTAAAGTTATAAAAATTAAAGTTAACTTTATTTTGAAAAATCTTTCTTGTTATTAGATCAGTAAACGCTTTATACTGTTCTCCAACTTCTTTAACAACATAAGAGTCTTCACTAAACTGAACTAGTTTTTCTTCTAGTGGAAAAAGAGGAATCAGATCCGGGCCCAAGAATAACTTTGAATCTAAGTCAGTATTGTAATTTGTTCTTAAAATACTTGATCTTATTTCTTTTACTTTATTTATGTTATATTGTTCTATAGTCATTGTATTTAGAAATTCCTAGTTGAACCAAGCCTTGGTACGACAACAGGATCCACACCGGGGACTTGAACTACCTCAACATAATCTCCGGCCGGAGAAGACTCCACGGCCTCCCGTAGCGTCACCTCCTCCTCATCAACAGTCACGCCGGAAACCTGCTCAGTGGTGTTGATATCTGACACCGCATCTAACTGAGGTGAAAATATTTGTATGTCTTTCAATCTACAGTCCGGAGGCCCAAATGAGTTGAAACTTGCTTCAAGTTGAGTTTCGAAATTGCCTTCAGAGTTGATTGAGTTTGAGACTTTGTTGACAAAATAATAACCACCAAGACCCAACACCCTCGCCGCCGAAACATCATTAGCGCCGGTGCCCGAACCCATTCCAATCATTTTTGGATCAATGTAAATATACATTCCTGGAAATATAAAAGGTGCGCCAAATATTGTTATAGACGCATCGTATTTCTCTCTTAGAGCATTGACGTTCAAGGCCCCGGCACGAACAATTCTTCCTTCACGACGACCACGAATTTCATCTCTTGTAAAGTTTATTGATTTTAGTATACCCTTATCAGAGCCTAGTTTAAGGTGATAAATGCCGTTCTGAATATCTTCTGTCTCGTCGCCTTTTCTTGAGATGATTTCATTGTTGCTTCGAAGTATAAAATAAAACTTTAATCCGTTCTCACTAGAGTTGCTTACTGTTTCGCTGAGTATTCCACTAAGCTCGCCCTCGACAACGCCCTGCCTGGTGTCTGATACTGACTCAAGAGCAGAGGACAGATTAAGCCCTGCTGTGCCTTCAAGGAAGGATTGTCGATTTGATATCCTTCTTGCTGCTTCCGAAAGGCCAATATCAGGCCCTTGAAAAACTGAAAAAGCAGGCCGACCCTCCGAAGCAACAAAGGTCTCTTCGGCGGAAAGTCTTATTGAATTAACATAAGAAAACTTATTTGCTAAATCAACAATAAAATTAGTTAAATTGTATTTTACTTTTAATGGTCTTATTATTTTTTCAACAAAAAACATTCTAAAAGCATCAATTGATATTAGCATATCAGAATAGTTGTATCCTTTCCTATCTCCGGTTTCTGGATCTACATACACAAAAAGGCCTGTAATAAACTCAAAATCATCTTTTCTTTGAGCCAGCGGAGAATTTTCGGTTTCTTTTAAACTTTGAATAACATTATCAATAATGTCTCCAAGCCTAATGAACTCAATTTTTAAACGACCATTCGCAGAAGCCTGGTATCTACTAACAATTTCGTTGTGCAGTCTTGTTGTCACGTCATCAACATCGATAGAGTTCGATGCTTCTGCATCCTCCATCTCGACGGCTTCCTGTCTTATTTGCGCTTGCTCTTGTTCATTGATTAGTTCAAGTTCAAAAGAGTTAACTCTATTAACCTGAATTGAGTTGCCCCTCAAGTTTGATAGTTCTTCTTCTGTGAAAGCACGAGCCAGAACACTTGTCGTATTTAATATTCGCTGCGACTGTTCGGATCTTCTAGTAAAGACATTTGCTTTGCCGACTTCCAAGCCAACTTGTGAAATGATTCTTTCTGCATCTATTTCTAGAGTATAGATTTTGTTATTTGATAAAATTTTAGAAAATAATGTATTATAGTTTTGTATTATGCTTTCATTTTGTCCTTGCGCTATCAACGCTGCCCTGATTGCCTGTTGTGCCCGGGTGGGTGGCCTATCTTCATCATCAGAGTCGCCATTTTGACTTCTCCTGCTCGCTTCGGGCAAGCAAGGGTCTTCGTTAACGTTGGCACCACGACCTGCGGAAGGGACTTCTCTCGGAGAAGATAGTGCCTCTCTGTCTTCTTCTTTTGCTTCCGTGATTAAATCGATCCCTCTTAGTCCAACCGCTAAGATGTTTAGTTTCTCATCTGAGAAAACTTCATCAATTGCAGAGAAGTAAGACAAATCTAACGTTAAAGTTCCATCATCATTAAAGTTTATACTGTGTTCTTTAAGAGAAAGGCGTAAAGTAACTGATGTGTCTTTTATTATCTCTCTGATGGCCTGAACAGACTGGTCTGAGGCTAGATCTTCGTTGATTGAGTTATCCAACTCCCAGCCAAGTTGTGCTTCAATTTCAAATCGAAATGGCGAAGTGTCATCCGACCCCTCAAATCCAATACCGGCGCCAATTAACTGTATCAAGTCAACATTGTCTCGGTCTAAGAGTGCCTGGTCGGCTGATGTGATTCTATTTCCAATAAGATCGCTTAGATTTTGAAAAAAAAGACTAATATCAAAATTGATAAACGAAGTAACGGTCTCGGGGTTGGTGCCTTCATAAGACCAGTTGACGTTTTTTATGCCAACGCCGTCGCCACGGCCAAAGCCGCTATTTGTTATTTCTTCTATTTTTGTATTTGAAGTAAAAGATCTAAATTTAAACTCTAAATCTCCACCTTCTCTTTTAACATACTCATTTCCTCTTTTTTCAAATACTTTTTTAAATAATCTTATTTTTGGAACAACAAGAGATAAGTAAGGTGTTCTAATTCTAAAAAAAGGTAAAAGGTTTGGCCTTCTTGTTATTAGGTTGACTAAGAGAGATATATCTGGCGCTGTTAGTTGAATAACATTTTCTTGTCTTACGTTTGTTTCTTCTAAAAAGTTTTCAATTATTTTTTCATTTAGTGTTGCCAAGACGCCCTGAGATCTGTTTAAAAGAAACGCTGCGGCATCTTCGCCTTCAAGTGTCTCTGTTTCTTCAAAGCCGCCGTCTGTCCGACCTAGATTGCTTTCTGCGCTTATAGAAACCTGGCCTGTTTCTCTAAACTCCATCTCCGATCTCTCCAGATCTCTTTCATTGCCTTGAAACCCCAAACTTATTATAGTCTGTCTGTTTCTTCCCAGCGCCGTTCTAGCGTCTCGCACACGCCCTGTTGCTGCCACTTTCAAAGACTGCGCTGCCGAGTCGCTATTTATTATTTGTTCATTTTCTTCAATTATTTGCAAAAGACCAGCATTTTCTTTTATGAGATCAAGCTGCTCTCGTGTTTGAAGGTTAATGGGCGCACTCACTAGACAAACCTCTCGTAGATTTCATCCAATGGAAATGGAATTAAAACTTCATCTCCAACAGAAAAATGAGAATCGGTTGGCTTTTGGTTGAACCAGCCAATTATCCACCAAAGTTTTGAGTCTCCGTAAAACTCAAAAGCAAGTTTAAATAATCTTGTGTTTCTCTGCCAAATAACAGTTCTTGTGGTGTATTTTCTTCTCTCCTCAACTGTAAGAGGCTTTACCAAAGAGGTCTCTATTAGCCTGGCGTTTGTTAAATCACGAGTTTTTAAAAGATCTTTTGATGTTGGTAAGATTTTTCCTTCAAATACTCTTTTATTAATGTATCTTGCCATTATTCGTTGCCTCCGCCATCTGTTATGCTTGTTGTGTTTGAAGAGTTCCTTACAATACGATTTGATGCATTTTCGGACTCTTGCTCGGCTATTGAGTTTACGTAATAAGGATACTGTCCATCTGAAGGGTATCCCCTTCCAGAGATGGAGCCAAGATCGTGCGTGTGCAGCACGACGGCCGAGAAACTGATCGTAAACAAAGAAGGGATCGCTGAACCAACTTCATCAACCCAGCCGGCCTTACCATCAAATGAGAACTGGTGCTGAAAATCTTGAATCCCACAAACCAAACCTGCCTCTTGGGCGCTCCCGCCAGGGTTTCCACTTGATTTATCGTAGATTAAGTTTACAAATTTAATTTTAAACAATGGTGCCGCAGAGATTGTGTTAGCAGTGTTGGATCTAGAGTATGCCGGGTATAGATAATTGATTAGTCTATTTAGGCCACCTAAATTTGATTTTGCCTGCTCTGCGCTTGTAGAAGGAACATCAAAAGCAACACTAAGCACTCTTTGTGTGTTTTGAAAAGTTATAACTGGGTCTTGGCGACCAAATACGTTTTGAGAATTCCAGTTTGAAGTAAACTTATCGTCTAGTTGGGTTAATAGAGCAGGAAACTCAACAGGATTTTCTCCATTAATTATAGAGTAAAATTGAAAATAGTAATCTTTTTTATTTGCGTATTCAGATATGTAATCAGTCATTTTTTATTCCTTAAGAAAGGGTTGCAAATGCCCTATTTGTTCTTCGATCAACCCACCTTCCAAGTGTTCTGCCATCTAGTTCAATAACTATCGGCGCATTCTCAGTATTTGCCTGGCCGCTAACCAGAGAACTAATAGCATCTGCAAGCCTTCCAACGTTTTGATTGCCATCTGCATTTGAAATGCCGTCAATAATCATTCTTACATTTTCTAATTGTGCTTCTTCAACAGTAGCAGAGACCCTCATTAGATTTGATAGAGAATCTGCTGTTGTTGAGAGATTAACAAACTTAGTTTGGTCGTCAGGCAAGCCGTTGATTGCTTCGCCCATCTCTCCTACACTATCTGTGGCTGTTTTCATCACACTCCGCAAAGCAAACAAACCAGCAATTGATAAGGGGTTGCCAAGAATTGCTAAAGAGGCGCCAATTGTCGACATTGCCCCACTTATGGCGAGAAGGGAGGCTGCGGCTTCTGGGCCTTGTGCGACAAGTTCTCCTATTTTTGAGATAAGATAACCCATTGCTAATAATGGGCCGGCTATTGCGGCACCAACAGCCAAAGCAGCCCCGGCGAAAGTTCCAACACCTGCTGCTGCACCACCGGCAGAAGCGCCAATGCTAGCCAACCCTGCTGAAATCGCTGGGGCAGTTGCGCCAATCGATGCGGCGGCGGTTTTAAACGCAATACCTATCCCCACGCCAGCAATTTTGGCTGCTAGATAAGCAGAACCCAAGCCGCCAACCAAAACACCTATAGCGACCTTCGATGCATCCATTCCGTCAGTAAATTCAAGTAGGAAATCAATTACTTTATTAAGGCTTTGTACAACGGGCTCGACAAAGATTGCAACATTACCCATAAGAACACTAAACTTATCCATTGCTGTTGCTGCGGCTCTTGTTTTTTCTTCTAGTTCTTCTTGTGTTAGCCCGGCATACATTAATTCAGCAGCGGTTTTTTCTACTTCTCCTCTTGTTGTTTGGAAAAGTTGGGCCGCCTGCTCTAAAGAAACGCCCAAAGCATCAGCAATTTCGATTCTTTGGAAACGATCCATATCTTCAAAAGTCTGCCCTGATAAAGCAAGAGCATCTTGAAGAAGTGCTATTCTTTCTTCCTCAGAAGCGGATAAAAGAGAGTAAGTATCAATAAGATTGCCCCCAAGGACCATATTCAAGCGCCCTGCGGCTGCGGAGGCGTTTTCGAATGTATCGTATTGTGAGACAATACCGTATAGTTCTTGGACGCTTAATCCAGTTGCCTTTGCTGCGGCCGAAAGTTCCAAGAAGGTATCCATTCCTGCTTGCCCCATCTTGGCAAATAGTTCAGACACGCCCTCAATGTCGCTTGACATTTGATCAAATGGCACGCCAAGAGCATCAGCAGCCCCTGCGACCAATCTTAGATTTTCTCCTGCTTCAGAAATTGAAGTATTTGCAACTTTTGTGAAAACCTGGCTCATCGCACCGGCGTTTCCACCAAGTTTATCAATCTGTGCTGCAAGGATTGTAAAACCTTGCTGAGCCTCTGTTGAAAGTTGTGTGAACTCGCTTAAAGAGCCATAAAGCCCTTGCATTGTTTCTACGGCCTCAATGCCTGTTATTCCAAGGAAGCCAAGTTCTTGTCTTGTTTCGAACGCCGAATCAGCAAAATCACGTGAAGCGCCTGTTGCTCGAACAAAAGAAGCCCCTGCTTCATCAAGAGCACCGACCTGATCAACCATAGCGCCAAGGAGCCTGTCAAAGCCAAGAGTCGTAATTTTTCCAAAACTATTAAACTCACCAATAAAGCCGGTCGCTGCTTCTTTCGATGCTTGAATAACGCCACCAGTCCTTAAAGATTGCTGGAGTATTGCATTGTTGACGCTAATTAACTTATTGGCAAAGGTCTTACCAATGTTAACACCTTCTTGTATAATTTGATTGCGTTCTTTTAGTTTGTTGAGTTCTTGTTCTAGAAGGTTAACACGCTCTTGGGCATTAATGGCGTCCTCTTTTTTGCCTTCCCTCTTGGCATTCTCAAGATCGGCTTGCGCTTCAAGAATGCTTAATTGTTTTTCTAAGAGGTCTTTCTCTATGCCCCTGGCTTGGTTTATTTCTTCTTCAAGTTTTTTTATTTTTTCAGCAGCCAGAGCACGATTAACTAGAGTTTTGTTTACCGCCTCTTGCTGCTCGGGTGTCAGGTTCTTTTGATTGTCATCAGCCATTTAAAAAATACCTTACTTGAGCGGCCACTTCATGCCAGTTTCACGCTCAAAATTTCTTATTGCTTTGTTTAGTTTTGCTTTTGAATTAAAAGTCTTTGGATCGTTCAATCCGTGCTTTTCAACTGCTTTTATGTATTTCTTTTCACTGGCAGCCGCATTTCGAAAAGAAGAAACTTGGGATCTTGTTCCTCTTATCGCAGAAGGGACTGGAAACAACCTAAAATAGTCGTCTAAGCCAAGCATTTTCATCAAGGCCCCTTTCAACCTTGCCCCTTGCTCCGCAAGTCCTTCATCTAGTTTTGTGAAATCTAAAATAAGATCTTCTTGTTCCATTGTTCTCCTCCTACACAGTAAATAGTTTATAAAAGAAAACCCGCCATAAAGCGGGTGGGTCTATCGTTCCTTTCTTGCTTTTTTCATTTGCTCTTTCTCATCTTCCTTTTGCTTTATTAGCCTTTGAATAAACCACTTTCTTAGGCCAACTGGAATTAAGTAAGACTCATAAAGAGAGAAGCCCCCGTGGTATTTAAGGGCAAACATCTCTTCATAGATAACTTCTTGATAATCAGAGGTCAGGCCAAAGGAATCGAAAGTTGATTGGCAAGTCCATCTCAACCTCCGTGCCGCAATTGCCACATTTATAACTGCCACGTAAATCCACGCCGGGCTGTGCTGCTTTAAACACTTCCTTTAAGCGCTTTGCGTCTCTTAGGGGCATGTTTTCAACATAGGAAGCAACAAGTGCTGGGTTGTCGTTTACAGAGACAATCAACGCCTTGTAGGTCTCCAAAGTGGGTGAGAACTCTACATTGTGCTTTCTATACTTTTCTCCTCTCGCAGCAATCTGCTTTTCGTCATTGGAAGTTAAAAGTTTAATCTCAATCTTTGCTTTTGTTTTTGACGCTGTGTAAACAAAAGTATTTCTTTCTGTTTTCTCAACTCCTTCAAGAAGGATTGTGGGCTTTTCAAGCACGCACTGCTCAAGATCGAAGGCTATTTCAGCCTTTGTCATACAAGAGCGGCAAACTGTCTCAACGGGATACTCATCGCCATAAGCAGATCTTCTTATTTGAGTTAAGATTGCGTTCTTGTCTCCTATTAGAAGATCATCTAAGTTAAATCCATTTGTTAAAACAAGAGATTCAAGTAGTTTCTCAACAGTTATTCCTTGCTTTAAATAAGATTGATTTAGAAGAATGTCTTCTTCTTTTGCTGTCATTTGTTTTACTTCAACGACAGGATTTTCTCTTAGCGGGTGGCCGCTTGGATAAAACTCTCCCTTTGAAGGAAGTTCAACAATATCATTTGCGGCTACAAAAGAAAATTCAGCACCTTGCTGAGCCACTGCAGCAGGTGCTGTTTCGCTATGTTTGGGAGCCTCTGGTGCCCCCAAACGATCTTGGTTGTTTCTCATTATACTCCTAAAGTGTTAATTATGCGCCAAACCCTTGGATTGCTGCTTCACCGTCTCCAAGGAAGTCAAAGAAGTCGTATCTAAGTGTTACTGAGATCTCTGAAAGGTCTTCGCTGTCATAAGCCAAGCCTTGTGGGAACTGAAGTTGCTTAATCCAGGCATTTCGAAGTTTAAATGCTACCTTTCCTTCTTGGCCATCTTCGTCAGCGCCAAGGTGCTCAATTGTCACATCTCCAAGTGCTCTAACAGAGTTTGTTTTTGTGATTAGAGACTCGCCAGCATCTGCTTCGTTGCCTGGGGTGTTGTATCCTGAGTTGGTGAAATTTTTGATAATCCTTTGTGAGACGTTATTATCAATAGCATCTACAACTGTAAAAGAAATCTCATTGAAAGTAACTGTTCCTGGGAAATAGAAAGTGTGATTTAAGAACTTGTGCTCTGATTCTCCCACATTGATTTCTGGAAGGTTAACTCCCTTGACAACCCAAACAGGCAAGTCGATTACACGCAATAGAAATTTAAAGTTTCTGCGAGGTTCAGTTTTTGTTGTTGCACTCCAAAATGCCATTTATTTTCTCCTTTATTACTTGTAAATAGTCTTAGTCATCAAAACTTGCGCCGGAGCGGAAGATTTCGAAATCGATTGCAATGAACTCAATAGCCTTTGTTGGCTTAAGAAGAACCCTTGCGTAAAGTATGTTTCTATCAACTAACTCTGGTGTGGTTGTTGTCTCGTCTAGGACAAGCCTGTAATCTTCTAGGCCGAACTTAGCCTTAACATCGTCCAGGGCGGGCCTTGCTCTAAGAAGGAATTGTGCCCAAGTGTCTCGAACGTTTGGTTGGAATAGGGTTGTATTAGCAATTCTTGAAATCTCCTTCTTGAGGAAGATTAGCAAGCGCCGGACATTTACTCGGTCAAGAGCGGATGGCTTAGCTTGAAGTGTCTTTTGTCCAAAGATAACAACGCCCTCTTGTGGGAACTGTGCAATTGGGTTGACGTTTACGCCGTAAAGATCATCTCTCTCTCTTGAGGTAAGACGCTTAGAGACGCCTGTTGCGACGATGCCCGAAGAGCCGTCTGAGAGGCCCCCTCGGTTGAAGCCGGCTGGTGCGAACCAGGGCTCTGACACTCTCTCTGTGTAGCCAAATGCGGCCATTGCAGCCACTGTTGCTGGAACATAAAGAATGGCGTTTGTGCCTCTATCACGAACTTGAACTGCGGGGTAGTAAGCAGCGCCGTATGAGGTATCAAAACCTCTTGTTTTCATTGAAGAAACAGCGTTGTCAACATTTGGTAGTGTTGTTCTGTTTGTTCCAATCTCGCCAGATGTAAGTTCAAATCGTGACTTGTAGTCATTTTCAATGTCGATAAGAGCAAGGGTGTCTCTGCGCTCTTCAGCCATGTCGACAAGGTAATCTGTAACTAGTGGAGCAGATACTCCTGGAACTGCTACAACGTTATGTTCAACAACATCTGGATCTCTTAGTGTATCGATTGCCTTACGAACAGAGTAAAGTTCGTAAGAGGTTTGATCTGTTCCTGTGATTAGGCGGTTTGCAAAAGGCTCTGGCTCTGTAATGTCGAAGCCGTCTGCTCCACCAACCATTGGCATGGTGAAAGAGTTGATACCAGCGTCTAGTAGGGTATCGATGCTTCCTGCGCCTCGAAGTGAAGTCGCTGCTGCTCGTGATCCTGAAGTGTATACAGGGACAGTTGCTGTGCCGGCCACATCATCAAGTGTGAACACAAAAGAGTGCTCGCCACCGGTTGGAAGCGCTCCACCGTAAGGGTCTGCTAGGTCTGAGGACATTCTTATTGTGTAGTCGCCGTACCCTCCATCTCTTCGTGCAAATGTACCTTGTGAGCGGGCGCCGTAGAAGGCCTTTCTTGGTGTTGAAACACCGTAAGCACCGGATTCACGAAGTGAAAGTCTTTGGAACTCAAGTCGAATGTTGAAGCCAGCGGCTAGGGTCTCTGAGTAGGCCTCGCCAGAAGCGGTTGTTACTGTAGCACCGCCATACATTGACTTAGCTGCTAGGGTTGCGCTACCATTAGTTGCGGCAACGGCCTGTGTCTCAGTCCGAACTGGGCCATAGAAACCAAATGGAAGAAGAGCGCTATTGGCTGTTCCGTTATCGACCTCATCATTCATCTCCATACGAATGTATTTAGAGATATTATTGTATGTTCCGTATTCTTCGTAGTATTTTTCATCATTGTCCCAAGAAAGATACTTGTCGCCAATTCTGCGAGCAATGTAGTCTGGTGATGCAGGGTTTAGGTTTACGCCGGCAAACGACTCAATGATGCTTAGTGAGTTATCTGTATCTTGTGCGCTTCGAACAAAGACATCAAATGTACCGTATGGGTCTACTGTTGGGTTGACTGCAGCCTTGATGTTTGCAATTGAAACTTTAATGTTTCGGTTGTCCCAATCACCACGAACATCTGTTGCAGCAAAGCGGAAAAGTTGCTGCATGCTGTTTGGCTGGTATGAGCCTGTGTCTTGTGTGAGGTCTTGCGCAAACACGAAGCCTGACTTAGCAACGGATGATGCGCTTGCTCGGTCTGCTAGATCAGCGCTGGCGCCATTTAGTTCGCCAAGGAAAGCAAAAGCATGGGCTGATGCGGTTGTGAGGGTTGTTGGGGCGCCTGAACCTGCGGCGCCTCCTACAACTATTTCTTGAAGGGCGCTCTCAAAAGTCTCGCCAAGGAAGTAGTTTAGCCTTGTGTCTGAGCCGTAAAGTGTGTCGTTGGTAAAGTGCGGGTTTGTGTTGAATACTTTACGAATGTATTTTTCAGAATCTGGATCAAAGTTGAAAGTTGCTGTAAGGTGGTTTGAGCCTTGGTAGTTTTTAATGATTGCTGTAAACTCAATCGCCTTTGGATCTGTTGATTCGTTCTGCACTAGGGTGCCAGCCGCTGTAACGGGTGTAGTTTGCCCATTTGCTGTGCTGATAAGTTGTAGCTGGGCAGTGGCGTCAGCTAGGTAGAATGCTGCACCAAGAGAAGCGGTTATTTGGTCTAGGCCACTGGCTCCGGAAACAGCGTTGGCGACAAAAAGACCGCTTGCTGTTAGGGTTGTCCAGCCGGCATGCCCTGCTGTTGTTGCTGATGGGTGTTGCTCGCCAGCAAGGCGCACAAAAGTTACAGGGCCGTTGTTTCTAAGGTAAGCCTCTGCTGCGTAAAGCCCGTAAGTTGGGGCTGCTTGGTTTCCATTTCTCCAAACATCGCCACCTTGCCCTCCGGGTGATGGTGCGCCAAAGGTTTGGTAAAGGTCCGCAGTTGATTCAAGCCGAACTGGGGTCATTGCGGGGCCGTACACTGCTCGGCCAACAACTGCTGGTCCAATTGGTGGGGCTTGTGCTGGAATTCCAGAGCGATCAATTTCTGCTACTTGGACTCCAGGGGAAATAAAACGAAAATTTTCTGCTGGCATGTTAATAAACTCCTTGAAGTGAATTGTAAATTTATAGTTCTTTACTAAATAGTTGTGAAATTTTTAAAAAACAACTATTAATAGAAAATTGTTGTTTCTTTGGGGAACTTATACTCTACAATACTTTCTCTAATAATAATTTTTGGCTTTTCTTCATTTACGTATTGGCCAAATAAATAACCAATTAAATTAAATGTTATTTTTGCTTCTAGTTTTCTTTGCTCTTCACCTAAGTTTGCTGAGTTATCTGAGATGTTGTAGCTTGAGTCCATAAACAACTCATAGCGGTGAAAATTGTTTTCAATAACCTTGTAATTGAAGTTTCCTGTTCGCACCATGAAAGGTTGAAGCATTTCATTCATTTGTTGTGTA